GATTATAAACCAAAACAATTTAAACCGAAAGATAATTTTTAATGCTTAAACGTTGCTTTATTGAAAGTTTTATTGATGTAGGAAGTGGTCTCATAATTGCAATAATTATACAATTGACAATTTTTCCCCTGTTTGGATTATATCCCACAATTTTAGATAGCATAGGAATCGCTTTAATTTTTACAGTGGTGTCTGTTATCCGATCTGCATTCTGGAGAAATTTTTTTAGGAAAATGAAATGAAGACTATTGTAATTGGACCCCCAGGTACAGGAAAAACAACCACTCTTTTAAATTTGGTGGATAAATATTTAAAGAAAACTGATCCAGATAAAATTGGATATTTTGCATTCACTCAAAAAGCTGCGTATGAGGCGAGAGATAGAGCAATGGAAAAATTTAATTTAACCGAAGATGATCTTCCTTATTTCAGAACACTTCATTCACTAGCTTTTAGAAGATTAGGAATACAAAAAGATAATGTAATGCAAAGAAGCCACTATGAAGCTCTAGGAAAAGAATTGGCGTTCCCTGTGGACTATGAAGATAATATGGTGGATATGAATGGAATTTTTTCTACTAAAAGTGATTACTTGAGAATTATTCAATTGTCAAAATTAAAAAATATTTCTTTAGAAAAACAATACGATCTTAAAGAACATATCCAGGATGTAGAATTTGATAAACTTAAAATTATATCAAACGCATTAGAGAGCTACAAAAAAGAATATAACTTAATAGATTTTAATGACATGATTTTAGATTTCACTAAATCTGATACCTGTCCTAAATTTGATGTAGTATTTATTGATGAGGCACAAGATTTATCTCTAATGCAATGGGACATGGCTAAAATTATATGGGATAAATCAACAGATAATTATATCGCGGGAGATGATGACCAAGCTATCTTTAAATGGGCCGGTGCAGATGTTAATAGTTTTATAACCCTGGGTGGTGAATTTATTAAGTTAACTCAATCCTATAGAATTCCAGCTAAAGTACATGAATTTGCAATGAAAATCATAAATAAGGTGGGTAATAGAATTCCAAAAGATTGGCGTCCTAAAACTGTTGAAGGAAAATTATCTACTTATTCTGATTTTAGACATATAGATATGTCTAAAGGAGAATGGTTGGTGCTTGCTCGAACTCGTTCTATGTTGAATGATCTCGAAAATACTATTTATCAAAATGGATTATATTATAAAAATAAATATAAAAAATCATACGAACAAGATTTATACGAAGCAATTACTGAGTGGGAATCCTGGAGAAAAGGTGAAACTTTAGATTATACAAGAATAAAAAGAATTTATAGTTATATGGATGAATCCCATGCAAACAAAAAATCATTAGTACTTCTAGATAAAGATAGTTTTTACTCTCTAGAACAATGTAAAAATAAATATGGATTAATGGTGGACGATGTCTGGTATAACGCATTCAATAATGCACCTTCTAAAAAAGTAAATTATATTAGAAAAATGAGACAGAATGGAGAGCAATTAAATAAAAAACCACGTATTTTACTATCTACAATACATGGAGTCAAGGGTGGAGAGGCAGACAATGTAATTTTATTAACTGATTTAAGCAGACAAACTCTAAGAGAATATGAAAAAGTTCCTGATGATGTTAATAGATTATTTTATGTTGGCGCTACAAGGACCAAGGAACATTTACATATTATAGAACCCAAAGATATTTATAAGGCATTTAGAATATGAGCGATGTATATAAAAAACAAATTGGAGGATCTCATTATCAATGTATGGTCATTCAGCCATCAGAGTTTATAAATAAAAATAATTTGCCTTTCGCAGAAGGAAATGCTATAAAATATTTGTGCAGGCACAAGCAGAAAGGACAAAAGAAAGATTTAGAAAAAGCAAAACATTACATTGATATGGCAATAGAAAGGGATTATTCATGATACAACAGCCACTATTCAAACCACAAACAGAATGGACACCTCCAACAGAGTTTCCTGATTTATCTAAACATGACGAAATTGCAATTGATTTAGAAACAAAAGATCCTAATTTAAACACGCGCATGGGATCAGGTTCTATAGTTAAAAACGGAGATGTAGTAGGAATTTCTGTTGCTGTAAAAAATTGGTGTGGTTATTACCCTATTGCTCATGAAGGTGGTGGTAATATGGATCGAAAATTAGTTTTAAAATGGTTTCAAGATGTACTAAGTACATCAGCCACAAAAATTTTTCACAACGCCATGTATGACGTGTGTTGGATACGCTCGTTAGGTTTAAGTATTAACGGTAAAATAGTCGACACAATGATAGCATCGGCTTTGGTTGATGAAAATCAAATGCGCTATGATTTAAATAATTGTTCTAAGCGATACACGGGCCAAGGAAAAGATGAAGCAGCTTTATATGATGCTGCAAAAAGCTGGGGAGTAGATCCTAAAGCAGAAATGTATAAACTACCTGCCATTTATGTGGGTGCATACGCAGAAAAAGACGCACAAATAACATTAGATCTATGGCAAGAATTAAAAAAAGAAATTACTCATCAAGATCTGGAAGCAATTTTTAAAATGGAAACTGATCTTTTTCCTTGTTTGGTTGACATGCGTTTTTTAGGAGTCCGAGTAGATAGTGAAAACGCTCATAAATTAAAAACCAAATTAGTTGGAAAAGAAGAGCAAGCATTACACCAAGTAAAAAAAGAAACAGGAATAGATGTTCAAATATGGGCTGCAAGATCGATTGCCAAAGTTTTTGAAAAACTTCACCTACCTTTTGACCGTACTGAAAAGACTGGCTCTCCTTCATTTACAAAAAATTTCCTTCAAAATCACCCCCACCCACAGGTGAAATTAATAACCCAGGCTCGTGAAATAAACAAGGCCCATACCACATTCATTGATACCATAATTAAACATAATCACAAAGGAAGAATTCATGCTGAAATTAATCAACTAAGAGGAGATAATGGAGGAACGGTCACTGGAAGATTTTCTTATTCAAATCCAAATTTACAGCAAATACCAGCACGCAACAAGGAGCTCGGACCAGCTATTAGGTCATTATTTATACCCGAGGAAGGCCATACATGGGGTTGTTTTGACTATAATCAACAAGAGCCAAGACTTGTAGTGCATTATGCAACACTACAAAACCTTATGGGGATTGATGAAGTATTAAATTCCTACAAAAAAGGAGAAGCAGATTTTCACAGCATTGTATCCGAGATGGCAGATATACCTAGATCACAGGCCAAGACCATAAATCTTGGCCTGTTCTATGGGATGGGAAAGAATAAATTACAGGCAGAACTGGGTGTCAATAAAGAAAGAGCTGATGAATTATTTAAACAGTACCATCATAGAGTTCCTTTTGTTAAACAACTTATGAATGCTGTAATGCAGCGTGCTCAATTTTCAGGAAAAATAAGAACTTTACTTGGAAGACTTTGTCGTTTCCATTTATGGGAACCTAATCAGTTCGGGATTCATAAGGCGCTGCCCCACGAACAAGCGCTCGCGGAACACGGACCAGGAATTCGCAGAGCATATACCTACAAAGCACTTAATAAACTTATACAAGGATCTGCTGCTGATATGACCAAAAAAGCAATGATAGATTTACATAAAAAAGGAATAATTCCTCATATTCAAATACATGATGAATTAGACATCTCTATTCATGACCAAAATCAAGCAAATAAAATAAGGGAAATTATGGAGAATGTAGTTGCACTAGAGGTACCTAATAAGGTAGACTATGAATTTGGAAAAAACTGGGGTATAATAAAATAGGAGGAGACTATGGAAAAAGTAATACAACACACTAAAAGAATATGGAACTTAGCTATAACTAATAAAAAAGTTACTATTGGTATAATTATTGTTGCATTCATATTATTTGAACTAGCAACTAAATAAGAAATAAGATGGCTAAGTGCAAGCAATATAACCATGACTGTCATTGTAGTGGGGATCTTCATGCAGACGAGTATGGAACCTGTGTATGTAGAAAATGTGAATGTAAACCTAAAGAAGAGGGTCTAGTAATAGATGATACAAACGAGTGTGAATGGTGTCAATAATGGGTAGGTGTTATGAAATACAAGACATTGAAGCTTCGAAGATTACGTCTTCAAAAATTAGCAGCACATCGACGAAGACAAAAACAAAGATGTTTTACAATAATTTTATTCGCGGCTTTGTTTTTACTGGCATGGTGTGTAGGGCCTAATTTATGAAAATATTAAAAACATTAGCAAGTGCCGCCCTTATTATCACATTTATTACGGGCGTGTGGTTTATTGATGATAGATATGTAGATGCAAAAGAAATAAAAGA